TTTCCAGAGCGCATTGATGCTGAAGAAGCCCCTGCGTTCGTTGGCCTCGTCCACCACATCATCGTGTACCAGGGTGGCCGTATGCAACAGTTCTACGATGGCAGCCGCATGATGTGAAGAATGATTAGAGGAACCCAGCGTGCGCGCACAGAGAAACACGAACATAGGCCTTACCTGTTTCCCTTTGCTTTTTACGATGTAGTAGGTGATTCTGTCCAGCAAGGGTACCTGGGAGCGCATGGCATCGCGAAAGTGATCCTCAAACTTCTGAAGTTCCTCCTGGATGGGTAGCTTGATCAAATGAAGCGGATCGGCCATAGTACTGTTTGACTCCGGGCCGCAAGTTACAAAAGCTATGGGCGGTAAGCGTGTTAACCTTTCAAGTTCCGGGGCAGGGGATAAAAAGAAAGCCGCTATGGGAGGCCTTGCAGGGGAAAACCAGCTTCAAATGCGCAGAGACTTAGTACTTTCGTGCCAATTCGGAATCCGATTGTGTGATTACTCTTTTTCGTACCAACAATCTTGCAGTCAACTTGTTGCTGCTCTTCCTGGGGGCTTTGTTTCACCTGCTTCCTTTATGGGCGTCTCCGGACTGGACCAGCAACACTCCCTATGACCTGTTTTCCATACCTCTTCCGGTATGGGCACTGCATGGTATAACCCTGTTGACAGCGGTATTGGCGGCAGCCATCCTCAATGGCATTGTAGTGGCCTGGGAGTTAGCAAGTCCGGTACACCAGTTGCCGGGCTTGGTCTTTGTGATCCTGGCCAGTGCGCATCCTGAATTTTTGGTGGCCAGCTACAAGCTGATAGCCATCTTGCTGCTGTTGTTGATGTACACCCAGTTGTTCCGGGCCTACAAACTTCGTATTGCCAGTTCATTGTTGGTGAATGCAGCCTTTTGGGGAGCTTTGATGAGTTTGTGGACCTGGCCCGGGTGGCTGGCATTGCCCATGTTGTTTCAGGGCATGCTGGTGCTGCGCGGATTGACTCTGCGGGAGGTCATACAGGTAAGTTTGTCCTGGTTAGCAGTTTATGTGCTTGCATTCACCTGGATGTACTGGCAGGAGCAAACCGACCTCATAGGACCCTATTATTACCGGGCTATGGGCATCTGGGATATTCCATGGTCCTGGGACCGTTCCGTTTGGGTAGTGTTAGGCGTTTTCATGTTGCTCATTGGAATAATCGTGCTACAGTCGCATGTGCTGTTGCGCGGCAAGGTGCAGGTGGCTCGTGCTGCCGTAGTTTTGTTGTTATGGACCATGCTGTGGGCGCCATTGGCCTTTTTGTTTGCTAATGAATTGAGTCTGGATTACTTGTTGATGTTGGTGCCCGGTCTGAGTATGGGTATAGGTTTATTACTGGGAGAGGCCAGCCCCCGCTGGTCCAATTTATACCTGTGGCTCCTGGTATTTTTTGTGTTGGGTGTACAGGCCGCTTACTACTTCCTTTAGGTCCATGAAAAAAGCCCCTGCTGTTGGCAGAGGCTCATCTCGAGAAATCAATTGGTCGATTGGGGCTTAAGGATACATAAAGTTGAGGAATGAGTGTATGGCGTGTAAACGTGTAACGTGTTTCTAAAACCAAAACAAGTTTTTCTTTTTTAGCTGGTATAAAACTACGTTGCTGCAATGCACCGCACAACGCCATCGAACTATATGATAAATTAAATTTTTGCAGTTTATTTTTCTAATTTATTTATTATCAGAGTTTTGTATCTATTTTGACACATTGGTTTCAGAGGTATTTTTCTTCAGACGCATACTTGCATCTCTGTTGCGTGTTGGCGAATGCGCGGGAGAACCGCCACTCCTCGGTGCGGGCACCTTGCGGGTGTTGGTAGGCGGTACGGACTTTCCCGGGCGGGGGAATCACAGATCCAGAAAAAAAGCCCCTGCGGGATGCAGGAGCCTTCTGAATATTGGTCTGCTTAGCTTTTGTAGAAGAGGGGACTAAGCACTTTGAATGGGGTTCATTGGGTTGTGGTATTCAAAAAAATAGTTTCCGAATTCTGTTGATAAATCTGGTGCGGGGGTCAGGGCCATTTCATAAGTTCATTTCTCAAAAAACCATCCTTAACACTAGTTCATGCTTTTCCATACCTGTGTGGAGAACAGGGAGTTTCATCCAACCGGAAACCATAAAGGCCCAGGCTGATGGGGAGACGTTTTTGCGGTCATATCCAGAAGAGCTTCGGGCTGTTTAGGCCCTGATTTCTGCCTGGAGCAGGACTAACTGAAGTTGTACAGGAATCAGCCATGTAAGAGGAAACCAAGGGCAACACCCTTGAAGAGTCTCCACGAGAGGAATGCACAATGCTTAAAGGCACTGTATTTGGCTTTTGACGATAGAGCGATGGAGGTTTTGCCTGCGCAATAAGTTTTCACTGGTTTTGGGGGAGGTTGTAGGACTGATCCTCCATACGGGTGCAAGATAAGGCAGCGTGTACCCTACGGAAAAGTCACTTTTGCAGCTGTGGCAAAAGCAGGTTGGCAGTTTACGTTCTTTAAGTTACTGATAAACAGTTGATTAGAAGTATTTTTATCAGAAATGAGGCTGCGTGTAAATAGCCAAAAAAATCCCCAACTGGTCAGATCAGCCGGGGAGGAATCTACCGTGGCTTGCCATCTTTGCAAACCATGTTGTTTTGGGGTTATTCACTGAACTAAAGGTAATTCCTCTCAGTGCCTGAACCGTTGTTACGCTGCAATATGATAAATCGAATATTTGAATAAAATTTTTTTAATTTATTGATTAATAGTAAATTATAAGAAAAATGGCATATCTTATAAAAGGGTGTTTTTCTCATAAGTACTTTATACAGCAGGCTTTTACCCTTCAGGTTCTCCACCCATGACCCAGGACCCCCTCCACCGCCTGATCCGCCACCTCAACGAGGAGGAGCACCAGGGCGTGCTGCGATTCTTGCGCAGGCGTGGGGGGAATAAGCATGCGCCAGCGTTGTATAAAGCCATGCGCAAAGAACAGTACTGGGAGAAGGAACAGAATCTGGCTTACGCGAATACATTGGGATGGAGTACCCGTCACCTGGCGGTGGAGAAGAAAAACTTGTATGCACGTTTGCTGAAATACCTGCGCCGCAGGGGAGACACGGAGTATGCCATCCAGGGCATTTATGAATCGTTGCACCATTTTTATTTGCTGCGGGACCGGGGGCTTTCCACCCTGGCGCTGAAATCCCTGCATAAAGCCAGGGACCTTGCACACAGGTCAGACCACCTGGAACTGTTGGCGTTTATATTGTACCAGGAATGCCTGATGCTGCGGCAGTCAGAGGCACTCGATGCCCATGCATTAGAAACCGCTGCTGCGGAGTACGCCACCGTCACCCAGGCACTGGCCATCAACTTTGATCTCCTGCGCGGCTTCAACCGGTATTTTTCAGATGCGAATAAAAACAATCCTGATCCAAAGGACCCGGGTCTGCTGGCTATGATAGATCGCTATTCTGAATCCATTGCTTTAAGCCCAAGATTGGAGTACGACCGATTGGTATTTTTTTATCGTTTGTGGACCAGGTATCGAAATCTTGTACCCTTTGACATCTTATCTACAGATGCCTTTTATACGAACAATGAAATGAACTTTCCGGAATTTAGGTACCTGAAGTTTATAGAATACATAGGGTTTGTTGAGCGATATGTGATGCTCAATCAGCGAAATAGGGGGTTCGAACTTCTTAAAATTTTAGAACAACAAAATAGGGAAAAACAGTTCCCGCCAATTATTTATTTACCGTTTTTCAATGCAAGATTTTTTTATTTTCTAAATAGTAAATCTAAAGAACAGATAGCAGGGTTAATTACAGGATGGGTTGGTGAATTATTGGCGCAGGTAAACGAAATTGAAAAAGTTATTATTTGTTACCAAAATTTTGCCACTTATTATCTTTTGTGTCATGAGTGGACAAGAGCATTGCGTTGGGTAGATGATGTTTTTTTTCTTCTTCCTTCAGGTAATTTTCATAGTATCAAATTTGTTTTAAAAAACTATTTTTACAAATTTCTGCTTTTGTTTGAATTGAACGAAAAAATTAAATTAAAAAGATATTCCAGGCAGGTAGAGAAGGAGGTGCTTGCGTTGTGTTGCAATGAGGCTCCTGAAATTTTAAAGTTGTATCGATTAATTTGTAAGCTTGAAATTGGTTCGAATACTAAAAACATCCAGATATGTTCTGAGATAGTTGACTTGTATCGCTACAACAATAACCTGAATACCACCTTTATAAAATTAGCCGAAATCTACATCTGGGCCTCCGCCAAGGTGCATTGCCGGGATACGTATGAGGAGTATTACCGGTTAAGGGATGAACCAGATTAAGCGATTGAATCCATTGTTTTTATAATTTTCTTAACCACCATATTTAAAACACCTACTCCACCCATGACCCAGGACCCCCTCCACCGCCTGATTCGCCTATAATCCACAAATCCAAACGTCTAACCCTTTTAGGGTATTTCCGTCTGGTTGTTATGCATTATTTAGACACTAAAAAGGACCAATTGTGAAAATAATCTTGTTTCACATTTGGTCTTTAATAATATGTATCTAACTGTAAATAGCTCGCTTTGGGTAAAAACTATTGAGACACCCGATAATAAAACAGGTATTGTGTTGAAACTGCTGGAGCTTGCTCTGTAACTATAGTAAACCCTGTTGGTGAAGTAGCAACGTGGATGTATGGCATCAATGCTGCCGCTGCTGCATTACCTGCTGTAAGTGTCACAAATGTGTTTGTACCTGAGGTGTAAGTAGTGGCAAATTGAAAGTCCAAAAGCTGACCGGCAGTCATGCCTGAACTTCCTGATGTTATTGACACCCTGCCGGCCACATCGTTACTACCCGACAATGTTGTGAGGCCAGAAGTTGCACCGCAGGCCGCACATCCAGTCAATGTTGGGCTTTGCCTGGATGAAATCCTTACCCATTTGACACCATCATGGTAATTCATCCCATTCACTGTATTATTGTACATTGTCAATCCCCCAACACCCGTAATGGCATTCACTTGTGTGTTAGTCATTCGCGGAGGCAAAAACCCTTTGGTCGTATGATCAATCTGTAATGCCGCTGCTGACTCTTCAGCACCAGTTGCAACATTAATTTCAACTGTTCCGTTCATTACCCTCACTTTCGATGTTGTAGGGTTAAGGCGAAAATTAAAGTCGTTTGTCCCAGGCGTTAAATTACCATTCGTGTGAACCCATCTGAATTCTGTAGAAGCTGGATCAAGTCCAAGAGTTTGTCTTTTAAAACCACCTCCAGCACCTTGCAAGTCAATTGTGATAGTTCCATTCGTAGATGACGTAAACATGTCAAGAGATGTTCTCGAAGAAGCTGTAGTACTATTATAGTTGCCCAAAATCATGTTAACGGCATTGGGCGCTGATAATGCCCCTGTAAAAGCCGTGATGTATCTACCAGCCACAGTTGTAGTGCCGCCAACAAATATCCCTGATTCACCTTGTGTGCTTGCTCCAACGCCAATAACTCCTAATCCTACTGTACCACTGGTTCCGCTCACGGTTAATTTGTATGGAGCTGACCCAGTTCCAACACCAACATTACCAGCACTTGAAATTGTCATTGCACCACTGGGTGCATCCAATGAAATCTTCATTGGTTTCCTTTCAGTAGTCGTATTGTAGTTATATGTGCCGATATTCAAGTCAGTTCCATCATTAGAAAGCCTTGCGTCATAATTGACTCCAGCGCGAAAAAGCCGGAAGAGGGTTTCATTTGTACTATATGCTGTAAACCCTTGTAAATTCTGATTGGTTGCGTCGCCAATATTGATAGCCGTGTTTGGGGCAGGACGAAGGGTGCCAGTAAATTTTGAAATTACTTTATACCAGTTATCTACCAGGAGCGTATTTGCCATCGCATTGCCTATAATTTGTCTACCTGTCAAAGAGTAATGTGATAGATCGCTATAATAACCATTCAATGCAATATTTTGATAGTCACCAAACATTTTTCTAAGCGATGTAAAAGCAATGCCCATTCTACTGGCAATGCCATAAGCTGCTGTGTCTACCATTTCAGTGGTAAAACTAGGGCTTGCTTCATTTTGCGTGTCGCCGACCGAGAAAAGCCACAAGTCAGTGTCTGTATAGGCCTTTAAGCTGTCCAGGTACTGTTTGATTTTACCTGAATAATAGGTGATGTTGTTATTCGCTCCAGTGGCTCCAACATCATTCGTGCCCAAACTGATGCACGAAAAGTCTGGTTTTATGTCTCGAACAAATCGTTTAAAGTTGCCACTTGGTATAATACTTGACCAGTTCTGAGTGCTGTACCCATTTATTCCAGCTCTGACAATAGATAACCCTGATTTCAAAGTATTCTCAAGAAAGATGCCACATAACCCTGATGCGGTACCGCTTTCATGGTGTACTCTGATGTATGCATCATTTGTTGGCCAAGAAGATAATGTAAATACAGGTGTATAAATTATTCGCAATCCAACGGAAGTACTGTCAGTTGAAATTACTTGGTTGTATACTTCGGTGGTACCGTGTCCAACTCTTACCCTAATGGTGCCTCCGCCTGGTTGTGCATAAACATAGAGGCGCAGCCTATTAAAGTCTTTGCCTTGAACAGCATTTACCCCACTTGATAAATTAAGCCGTAAAGAATCACCTGAATTGTTAAAATTCCAGTAATAACCTACTATTGAATTTGCTTGCTGGGTAAGGTTGCCTGGTGCGTTACCAACACTTTCAATCAGAGTGTGGCCACTATAGATGTCGCAAGTGGGGTAAAGTAAACCAAATGGCTGGGTGTCGAAGTTTTGATTGACAACGTTTTCAGCTGACTCCGAGAAATTACCTTTTGCGGTGTTTGAATCCCCTATAAATAAACCAATCACTCTGGTTATGGTACCAGCTGTAATTTGATTGAGTTTTTTTGCTGTTTTAGAAAGGGTGTTTTCGTTGGTGGAAGATTGACTAATAGTTGCTTGACTTCCTGCAATTATATTGGCCGGAGCCCATGTTGTACCATTCCAAATCAATCCCTGATTCAATGTCGCACCTCCTTGTGCTATTTTTGATCCAGTGACTGCGCCATTTTGAATAGCTGATGTGGCCACTGAATTTGTGGCTAAATGCGTGCTGGTTATTCCAGCGCTGCTTACTGTTACTGGTGAACCAACTGTGCCTGTACCTTGAAGTGGTGCAGCTGTAATAATCGTGCCGCCACCTCCGCCTGGTCGATTGTCAACGTATGCCTTGATTGCCTTTTGAGTTACTAACTTTTGATCGGAGTTTGACGCCAAAGCTGTGTCTGCATCAATTTGAATGATTCTCCTTGCACCAAGTTGGAATGACTTCCTCAAAGTCATTCTATCAGCTTGGATTGTTTGGGCAAAAAGTTGTGATGAAATCAGTAGAAGAAGTAATGAAAAAAGATGTCTCATTGTATGTAGATAATTGCGGTTGCTGGGTTAGATGTTCTTATGATGTAATTCCTTGTGCCCTGTGCATAGATCATGGCACTGAGAGGCATCGGTATACCTGCCTCACACTCAACTTCCACTATATCAGCTGCATTGAGTGTATTTTCAATAAAAACGGACTGAGTTGTGGCTGAAATGATTACTATGTAGGTGATCAATTTGCCAGCAGCAAGAGATTGGTTGTTCTGGCCACTGACTAAGTTCACACTGTTTTTTTGGATTAAGCTGTCTACATATGCTTGAGCAACCTTTCCATCCAATGCAGCTTGCAAGCCAGCCACATTGTTAATGGCTATCCCGTCATTTTTGTGAACGAATGAATCAATCCAATCCCAGAATTGGCCCTGAGTAGGTTTTTTACCGGTGCGAAACCAATCCTTTATCTGAGTGATACTTTGAATAGGCATTTTATACTACTCTTTGGATGAACAATAAGACCAGGTATGGAGGTCTGTTTTCGTGACTTTGCCCTCCACCCTGATAGGGCACATCAATGGGGGTACTCAGTAAATCTGGCTCTGTGCCGGAACCAGTGGCATCTGTTGAAGTCGTAGTGCGTGAATCCCCCGCAATGGTTTTCCGGATCAGACCATACTCACCAGGATCAACTCCACCTCCTGAAGGGGTATTGCCAGTGTGATTGTGAGAGGGCAATTCAGCAATGGTGAGTGTGTGCCTCTTGCTGCCTCCTGTAGCGTTCACCGTATTGTAAGATGGGTCCCAGATGTTTCCTCCTGGATCGCTGGTTCTATTGTCATAAGCCACTGGGAAACGGCTTCTGAGATCCACGGTATTATTCTGACCATTGCAAATGGCAAATCCTTTGTAGGGAGTGTTTGGTAAAGCCATGCCGGTGTTATCAAAGTAGTCGGGTAACCATTTGCCCATCAATATGGAATTCAGAGGTGTGTTGAATCTCCACCAGACGTGTTGCAAACGTTGTGAGGTGTCTGCATTGAAGGTGACAAATGTGCCCGACGTAGGAAGCACCGTAGTGAAGGTGGCATCATCCTTCAGATAAACAGGATAAGGCCCCAAATAACCAGGAGTAGCTTTCAGCACACCGTTAAATGACACAAAGCCAGGATCAATTTCTACCACACCGGCTGCCCCTTGAATTTCACAGCCACTCAAGATAACCACTGGCTCCAGATCAGTTACAAAGGCAAAGCGCTGCTTGATTGACTGCAAGCTTTCTATCCTGGCTAGGTCAGCAAAATTGTATTGGACTGGACCACTGCCAAAAACACATTTTCTGACAAAGTATCGATCATATAGCGTACCGTCCTGGTTCGCTTTCTGGCTTACGTCTTCCTGGATAATAAATGTGCTTTGCGTTGCTCCTCCCTGGAAGTAAATCAGCTCACCATTAAGCAATACCCAACCATCACTGGCCACACCACCAGTAACATCTAATCCATACAGGATGACGTTGCCAGAACCAGCCATCCTTGCCAGTGCATTGCAGGCATCCTGGTAGGTTTCCTGCATGAATTGCAGGGTGCTGTCACTTTCAAGAGGAAAGCCATTTGATGACGTTGTAAAATCAGCAGTGTTCATATGATCCAGCGAATTGAATAGTTCTTAGAAGGTAGTTTGTACTTATTGATGTATGCCCGAATTCTTGTTTCTTCTGGCCTGAGTGTTTGAGGGATGTAAACCACAAAGTCCCCTTGAGTGCTGCTTAAGAATTGGGGTAAATAAATAGGCTTGTTTTCTGGTGCCGTATAAATAAAAATACTGTCAACGATTCTACCATCTTCAATATAGATGCGCTTTTGAACACCATCAAAAATCCTGTTTAATCCTGCCTTTAACTTACAAACTTGGCCATTCGTTTGGATGTCAGTATATTTTTCAATGGTAAATGCTTTGAATGAAGAATGAAGGCCAATCAAAGGCAAAAGCAATGCCTTTAACCAGGCAAACATCCTTGGTTGTCTAATCACATTTGGTAAGAACCAATACAGAAATCTATTTAGATCAAAGTCATACATTGGCTACGTAGTTGACTGTGATTGTATCAATGGATAAATAGCCAGCGAATGGCTGGTACTTTATTTGGAAACCAGCAAAGGATGGATTGTCGTGCCTACGGGCCTGGGCGCTATTGATGTGTGGAATAACAATACCCGGAGTTGACTGCAACGTGTCAACCAATGAAGCAAGAACCAGTTCACCATTAAATGGCAGGTTTTTCAGATGGCTTTCTACGGCTGTCTGAATAACATTGTTATCGCTGCCATCAAGTCGGGAACCAGTTGAACTTATGAGCTGTGGGTCATAGTACACAGTCATATCTAACTTCAATTTGTCTGAATTTGCCGAAACCAAAATCAATCTTACACCAGCGTCTTTAATTTCAAACAGGTAGCTCTCCAGCGCATCAAATTCGGTGCTATTAAGCTGCTGAAAAACTCCTGATACCTCCTTTGCTGCTTTTATGGTGAGTAACCCCTGTGATTCAGTGGCAGCTGCTGCCTTTACTATTTTTTGCGCAGTTACCTGGTCATCAGTCAATGCAGAATTATCATATACATCACTGCCATCAGGCAACGCACTGCCAAATTGGAATGCTTTGGTCTTTGCTTGATACCATGAAAGTGTGTGTGGCTTTTGAAGGGCAATCATAGCCTCTACATTACTCTGATGCAAGTCAAACAGTGACTCCATGAAGTAGTGGGCAGAAGCTATAATAAAAATCCATAGCCGGTAGATAGAACTGGCGGAACCGCTATTCAATGCGGAAAGTACTGGATCAGCCTGTACGGCTGAAAGTATCTGATTTCTAATCGCCTGGATTGAACGGATCGCCATAAAAAATATCTGTTGTAAAGTTGTTACCTGGGATAATGCCCCCAACTATAAAGTCGATTTCGATGCCCCAAAAATCAATTCCTTCAGGTAGTATAAATTCACCGGAGGAAGGTTTGTAATTACCTTCAGTAAAATAGTTGGCAATTCTACCCGAAGTTCTCTGCGTAACTACTGGTACCTTCAAAGTGATTCCGGGAGGCAATGGGTAAGTCCAGGATAAAAAATTAAGCCTGCCTATGACTGGTGCATAATGGACATCACCACAGTGCTGAATAGCTAAGTCATATACTGATTGGTCAACTCCTACGGTAACTTCCTTTGTCTTTGTGTACATGGGCATAAACTCCAACTCATTGACAATTGGTAAGTCATCACTGTTATCGGGAGTAATTACTAAAAGCTCAGTGCCAGCGTTAAGTACCTGGGTTACTTTTATTCTGTTCACTTCAGCCAATTCCAGCGCAGTAACTCCGTAGAGTTTGCTTACCTCAGCAAGTGTAGAGGTGGAAGTGACCGTGTGAACTCTATACATATTGGGCCTCTATTTGAAGTTTGTTGTTAACTGTTTGAATAACTGAAACATCCATACCATCAATTTCATACTCACGCTTAATTTGACCATTAAGGTCCCCGGCTCTTTCATCATTCAGCCATGACTGCAATCCAACTCCACGAGTGGGAAATTCCCTTAACTCACCTTTCTCTATGAGCAGTAGCAAGCGCTGGTGTTGCAGTGTGCTTTCACCAATCACAAAGTCACCTGATTCAATTACCAGGTCATTATCAGCGCTGTCTATGGCTATGTCAAAAGGCATTACTGAAGTAGTTGATTGATTTTAGTTTTCAAGGCAATGAATTGAGCGCTATTTACCGGAGTACTAGATGGGCCAACAGGAGTTGTTACCGTAATAGCTGTGATGGCATCAACCAGATCAGATAGAATGTCACCCAGATTGTTAGGACCCTTCTGAATTTTAACGCCACTGGAATCAACTACCAGTTCTGTGGTTTCCACTTCAGCTCTGACACTCTGCACCTCCGACATCATGATGACTTGCATGAATTCAGAGTTTTTCCCGCTAGCTGATACGATCACATCACTTCCGATCCTGGGAGTCACTATAAACCCAGCAGTGTCATCCACAGCTGTGGCCCTGAATCGAACGTCGTACAGCTCCAATCCTGACTCGTTGACCACGTCTACTGTGTTGTCATCATTCACAGCAATCACCTGGGCAACAAACACAGCAACATTCTGCCTGTTGGCAACGAATTTCTTCAGAGCTATCCTTAAAGCTTCAGCACCATCAGCCATTTATAGAGGTTTTTATGCCAAGGGTTACTTTCCTTCGACCGCCATTTTCATTGGCCGTAGTAACCACTTTGTCAATTATGTAATCACCATCCCTGTTGGTGTTGAACAGCCGGTTTATAAATCTGGATGCATTGCCTGGTTCGCAGAATGGAATGAGAAACGTGGTGAAGTCACCGGAAAATCCGGAGTACTTATACTTCTGAATTTCATTCCGGGTTATTTTCTCAAGCTCTTTCTTGTCTGTAATATTATAGAAGTGAAGTGTCCTTGCCTCACCATCCTGGTCCCCTGTTTCAACAGTCACCTTGGTGTTGTTTTTTCTCCACCCAATGGCTTTGATTTTTAGACGTACATCATCTTCACTTTTCCATTCCAGCGAGTGATCTATGACATTGCTACCCATTACATGTTTTACCGTGGTATCGCTTTTGGGTGTGGCCAGTGAGACGTACAGATTCTTCCCATTCAACCACATTTCCAAGCCATATTCTTCCTTGAGCTTTTCAATTGCTGAAGCAGCTGTAGTTTCCTTCAGGTAAAAAGGAGCCAGCGTGATGACAGGTATTTCACCTGCCAGCGTCACGCCGGTCCCGACCATGGAATAAACCAAAACATCCTTAAGGGTGACCGATTTCCAGGATTTATTAAGGGTTTTTCTTCTTAGATGAAAGGTCTCATCAATGCATTCAATGATTGTTGGAAAGCCTGGTTCTATTTTGGAAACATAGCCAGTAAATTCCTCTTGGAGTACCCCGTCATAGCCAAGCTTTACCGTAACAGGATCACCATACTTAAAGGTCTTTGCTGTTTCCACATTGGTTAGGTATTGTCCTTTTCTTTCCAGGATAGCCGTGGCAGGAAGGGATATAACAGCAGTACTGCCCAGTGCCAGCCTGGACTTGGTGACTTCAACGGAATTTACCCGCTTAAAGCGCTTACCTGCAATTGTTATATCTACATCAAGCCTGTACATGGCTAATCAATTTCTAGGATAAAATCTTCATCACTGATGCATGTTATCTGGTATGCCTGTGCGTGTTGAATACCTATCATTTCTGGGAATTCGATGCTGGTAATTACTACCCTATAAATGCCCAAAAGGGAAGTCAATGCGCTAGTAATTTCCAGGGAAGTGTTGCGCTCGTAGAGCTTTTTCAACTCCCTTACCTGGTCTTCAGGGTATGCGTAAAAATCCTTTGGAGTGATTGCAATACCTCGAATGGTCAGCTGATAATCTTCAGTGCCAATTAGCTCCTTAACTGACCCCTTCTTAGTGCTGCCAACCACCGTCGTTTCAACGATTCTTTTCCTGCCACTGATAGCTACTGACGGTTCATTGGGCAGCAACACCCCACCTATGCGAATTGGAAGGAATAAGCTTCTGCCGTTAAAATTTTGAGCGGCCAATTCCTCCCTTACTGAAAGAAATTCAATACCTTCTTCGCTACCCTGTTGAATAGCATCAAATGCCTCTTCCTGCTTATACTCCTGGGTGTATGCCTGGCCAGGATCAAAGGGTTTCCCGCGACCTATGCCAAAAACTTGCTGGAAGAGTGTACCTATGTCCAATGTGATAGTAGCCATCAGTTCGTTTGAATTTGGTTCGCACTATTGATGACTTGTGCCAGCTTACGCATCAGCATATCTGCCATTTCATCAACCCCTTCAGTTACATTGGCTGCATGGATTTCTATTTTGTCCTGTAGCTTACCTAAGTTGATGGTGATGTTCTTTTGTGACTTACCACCTCCAGTAATGTTATTGATGCCCTTTGTGACAGTGTCGTTTTTAGTGTTTTTAGTGTCCGTTGTGCCTCCAAATTTTGTATTACCTAATGCACCACCACTACCTGGCAGCATGTCTGAAACTTGTATTGGCTTTGCATTTAATCCTTGCTCGAACCCAGCATTAAACCTACCTGCTATTTCAGTACCAGCATTGAAAAGTTTATCTGCCATACCCATTGCCTTATCGGCATAATCTGATATAGCAGAGCTGATCATATCATAGTCAAGTGTGAAAATCCCATACATGACTTTACCCAACATGATAAATGGTTCTATCATTTGAGTGTATAGGATTTCACCAAACCACTTGATCACCTCCCACATGCCTAGTAGAAAACCACGGAACTTATCAAACTTATTCCAGGCATAAACTACAGCAGCGGCAATACCTATGACTAATCCAATGACAACTCCTATAGGGTTTGCCCAAAAGGCTGCATTCAATGACCAGGTAGCTCCGGTCCATCCGGCAGTTAAGAAGGTAGTTGTGGCTAAATAAGCTTGATAAGCTATCTGCAAACCCATATATACTTTCTGTGCAACATATAATCCAGCAAACCCACTTGCCATTAGCAACAACCATCTCCAATTTTCACCAATCCACTTTATTGATGGTATTAAAAATCCATTTAAGAAAGCTAGCGAAGCTGGCAATAATTCATTCCCTAAAGCAACTTTTGTGTAGAATATTGCTGATTGCAAATCATTAAACTTTGCTTGAGCACCTTCTACAGCTTGCCCAACACCTTTATCAAAGGTTTGATCTAATATTTTTGTAAACCTGGGTAAAAACGTTTTTGCTTGGATCTCACCAGACTTTAGCATATCACCTAGCTTTTCTGAAGTAACTCCCATGCCTTCAGCCGCTAATGAGAATGCCCCATATAACCTTTCCCCTAATTGACCTCTAAGTTCCTCTGCACTAATAGTTCCTTTAGATGCCATTTGGGTTAGGGCCAGAAATGCCCCTTCAGTTTGCTCAGAGTTTAGCTTTAAAACAGTAGCACCTTTAGATAGGGCAGAAAACAGCTGATTAGTTTCATCTGCTGCCATCCCACTACCCATCATACCGGCATGCAATTTTGTGAAACTCCTGGTTGCTACTTCAGCATTCAAATGCAATGATTCAATAGTACTTTCAAGAAATGCAATATTTTTTGCCGCTGCTTGTTCGCCCCCAGAAGAGAATGTTAATGCATCCGTCATTCCTTGGTTATTAGCCGCAGTTTGAATTGAATTCATAACTCCAGCGGCTATACCAAGCTGTGCCACCAACCCCGTAACATCTGAAGTGATATTGCCAAATGAATTGTTGGCACCCACTTTTTTCATGGATGAATTCACTTCATCCATCTTGGAGTCAATGCGTGTCAGAGATGACTCCATTTTCTCCAGGAGCGTCACGGCCTTAGCCACCGATGATTCACCGGTAAGAGATAGTGCTATGCCGTAGGTAAATCCGCTCATTTCTTTCCTGCTTCTTTTTTACGGATGTCCTCCAATACCTTGAAGTGCATCACCCATTCTATGTCACTGAGTTGGCCCGGGTCAACCCCCAGGTAATAGCGAAGCATCACATTGGTGTAATTGATAAAGTCAATATCAGCAACGGTTACTTCGCTTAAAGCTTTTTTACTTCAGCTGTTACTACACCAATGATGTTATCCATCTGACCAGCCAGGCTTACCAGGCAGCCAACGTCTTCCTTCATTTCAGCATCACCTTCCACCCAGCAGTTGGCCAGGATGGTTTCAGCACCAGCCAGAGGGTCCTTTCTGGAGTTGGCTAATGCCAATCCCACCACATGCCTGGATGGTTTTTTGATGATGCAGCTTTTGCCCTCTACTTCGAGTAGAATGATTTCGCCGTGCGCTTTTTTCAGCGCTTCAATTTTCTCCTTGGTGAATTCCATGTTACTTCAATTGGTTGGTGAATGAATTTGATTTAAAAACCAGTGCGCTTTCCGGCGCACTGGCATCCCATGAACTTAGACTTAGACACGCTCTTTAATGTCCAATGCCATGAATGGCAATTCTATCTCCGCGTATTTGTCGTTTTGCTCTAATCCTTTGTTGTACTCCGTAATTGAGGCACCGCTGATCACATCAGTTACGCTGTTGATACCTTCCCCATAACTTACCACTATGTCAAATTGTATGTCCAAAATGGAGTAAGTAGGGTTGATGGTTTTAGCAGCCACTGTCAGCTGTTCCAGCTCACTTTGAAGCAGCATCAAAGTACCCTCTACAGATTCGTTGCCTGTTTGAATAGCCAGTGGCTTGCTGCCACGGCCATACACGTATTCTTTTTCTACACTCCTGGTGTATTCAATTCCCTGAACACCGGTCAGAGTTCTTCCCAGAACAACAATTTTTACGTCACTCCAGGAATATTGTCTTGTGCTAAATGCCATAGTTGTTAGCCGTTTGCTGGGTTAGAAAAGCCCAAAGTGACATCAATTGCCTTAGCATAACCAAGGGGTACTATCCTGCACTCCACGGTCAATTTGCCTGTGGAAAGGATGTTGACTGTTGGATCCACAAAGGCGTTAAATGCAGCTATTTCACCTTCAGCCGTCATAGCACCATCAACAGCATTTTCAATGATGCTTTGGTAATACTTTGCTTTGGCCGTTTCAATATTCCCGGTCGTTGGTTCTACCAGAATTTCATCCAGAATTTCATTGACATAAATCTGGTAAGCTATGCGCGCCACCTTGTCAATGATTCTGCCACGTGCCACACTGTTATAGTCGTCTGTAGCCACCGTAGCAGTTGGGTCATCACTGAAGTAGTAGCCAGAACGTCCAGCGTACTTACGCACCGTGATAAACCCTTTGTCGTGGATGGTTGCGTTGGAAGCACCAAAGCTTTCCAGAGTGGCAGTGCCCAGGTAAGCAGCACTGATAGGTAAAGCACCTGACTTCACTCTACCCACGTTGCGCTGTACCGGTACTGTGGCCAGGACGCCAGCCAATAATCCAACAGCAGCACCATTACCCGTAGCTGTGTCACCTATCATTACTGCCACAGCGTTGTGGCTGAAGGTTTTCAAGTTTACAAGAGTACCTGAATTACCCGTAAAATAGATGCCCTCAATGATTACCCTGATGGGTGTGAAGCGGCTGAAGAATTCAGCTGCTAAACCCTGAGCATTGGGCAGTGCATTCACCACATCTATGTCTACCTGGTTGGCCACGGTGTTTGCAGTGAATCCACCTGCTGGGCTTCTGGTAACTACTAGCATCCTGATTTCACCACCAGCTGCCTCCAGCAATTTCACGGCATAGTTGGCCTGTGTCTTATCCACCATAGTAGACATGGTGACAGCATTAGACACAAACATGATCCACAGTGGAGTGCCTGTGGGTGCTACGCGGTAAAAATCCGCTATGTGCTTGTAACACCTAACGGTATTGGTAGTGTCAAAACTTGCAGTGATGCCTAAGCCTTCAGCTTCAGCCAGTGAAGTAATCTGCCTGGGAGTCAACAATGCAAGGCCAGAAGGTGCTACAGCACTTTGCAGAAGCATTCCTACTAACCCATCCTGGCTATCAGGCAATAAACCAATGGCCCCGTTGTCCAGGGCAATAGAAACACCAGGTAATGCCATGGTGATAAATTGACTTTTGTGCTTGAAATGGGCACACCACTGTTACATGTGGTGTGCCATATGAGAATGTGGGTCGCTACTGGCTACTTAAAACTTCCTCCTGGACTGGCCTTATTCGGTATGAGCCAGTCAAGTATCTTCTTGATGAAGTTGAAAATACTATTGTCCTTTTCCGAAGGGGTAAGTCTAATTATCACTTCCAGAAATCCCAGGAAAGCTGCAATCAATGCACCCCAGTTATCTTGAACAATAGTCCAGATGTTGCTTTTAGGTGGCGCCTCCTGAACAACCGATCGTTCCGCGTTCGACACTACCTCGTTTGCAAAAAGAGTGTCAGCACCGGCGTCATCACTGACATTGGTAGATGCACTCGCATCGGTGGTGCTGAACACCGGCTTTTCAAGTTCCATTTTGCCTGCACAGCTTTGAACTGCCACTAAGGCAATCAGCGCAAGCAAAAAAGGGTAAATGAATGTTTTGAATTTCATAATGAATCCTTTAAAGGGTGGTGGTGGTTATTGGGATAGCCCTATTCTTTTTCTCCCTCTTTGGCAGGGGGTGCTTCTGTTGCTGTTTTTTCAACAGTTTTTTTTGCTTTGCCTCCTTTTGCAGGTTTAGCACCGTCGCCAGCGCCTTCACTGGTAGCAGCTTCCTTGTCTGCTTTTGATCGGTTGATTTTATCTACCGTTTTTTTGTGCTCCCTGGCATATGCATTCGCATCATGTTCTGACAGAAATGGCATGCCATCTACTACAAAGAGCACATCTGCATCAGGGTGAGCTTTAAATACTTCTTTCACGTTTAAAAGAGTTTTGTAATGATGCTGCCAAGGATTCCAGCAATAGCTGAAGCAACGGCAACGTAAATACCCATGCGGGTTTCCAATTCCTGGACCTTCAATTCGAGTAACCTGATTCGTTCTGAATAACTGGACATTTCATCCAGCACCCTGGACATTTTTTCATCCAGGCGAATCAAAAGGTCACGATCGTTGAATTCCTTTTCATCCATGAGTCAAAAAAAGGCGGGCCGGTTTCACATGTTGGGTTCACCTCAGTGATCCCGGCCCTATGGCGTGCGTAAAAAGGTTATCGTGTGAATTATGGCCGGAGCGCCACTACTGCAATGCCTGCGTTGTCATTCCGTCTGCCACGGCCTCCCATGCGCAGCAAGAAGCTGATAAGGTCGCCGTAGTATTCAGCACGGTTGGGATTGTCGAAAATTTCGACATCGCCCATGGCTCTTTCTACCATGTTTTGGTGGTAGAATACTGCCAGCTCATTGTCCGTAGTTGCATTGGCCGCCTCAGGCGTTTTGATGGTTCCATCCGTTGCCTCGCGTGCTACTAAGGAGCGCACATAGATGTCAAAGGTGAACAACCTTGCAATGCTGCCTTCAGCCAGATTCACCGGGTTTTGAAAAGCATACTTCAGGTTATTATCACTCATCAGGTGATTGAGTGCATTGGCGCTGATAATAGCCACACGTCCTTCTTCAGGAACATTCTGATTCGTGAGCGCTGTGGCAGCAGCACGCAAGTCAGCTTCAGTCAGAATTTTGCGCGTACCAGTTGCACCCGGAGCAGTAGCAGCAGCCGTGGCACCAGTACTGGCAATCCTGAATCCAGCAGTGTTTGGGCTGTTTTGGATCCACCGGTAAATCATGTTGTCACCTGCCAGCTGTAGCAAAGCACCAGTGTCATCTTGGATGATAGATTGGCGCTTGTCGAATGACATTTCTTTTTTGTCAATGTCAGTGATCAGGCGAGGATCAGAGGTGAATTCATCCAGGGAGTAGAAGACATCATTGTCAGTTCTGCTCACCGCTGCTGCTGGAAGTGAAGTACGGTTTTTCGTCACCGAACTTGGGGCACCAGCGTTGGGTATGTGGACAATACGTCCACCAACAACATATTCATCAGCGTTGAAAGCGCGCGTGAGAAACCGGTTGCTTCGGAATAGCGCCCCCACGATGTCGGGACGCCAAAGTTCTTTATTAACTGCCATCTAGCTAGTTGTTTACAAAGGTTTTGAGTGTGGGTAGATCAGAATTTGTATTCTGCTCCGTAGGAAGCTTTGTACAAGTCGCTGAACAATTGTCTGTTGGAGTCACGCAGACGTACCAGTTCTTCCGGATTTTCTTTCTCCAGTTCTTTGAAGGTTTTGCCCTGATGGGTGACAGCTGCCTGACCTGATTTTTCGCCACCACCTGGAATGCTTCGCAAAGAAGTACTCACGGGAATGCTTTCCAGCGCTGACTTCGCGTCTTCAAAAGAAGAAGTGAACAGGTTTTGCCACTTAGGTTTGTCAGCCAGCTTGATGCGGCCATCAGTCACAGCTGCATCAATCAGCTTGTCTGCATCACCAAGCTTAAGCGTTTTGTTTTCATTGGTCAGTGCATTATTGGCAGCACGCAGTTGAGTGTTCTGCTCGTTGAGCTGCGTAATGGCCAGAACAAGTTCTGCCTCACTGGCATTTTCGCCCTTTTTCAGGGCAAGGGCAATTTGTTTCATATTTGAATTGTCGATTGAAGAAATGCTGTTTGTGAAATGGCCAAAAGCAAGCTTTACAGATTCGGTATTTTCCATATCAATTACTTGGCCCTTCGTGTCGCGTAGCACAATTGAGTTGGAATTACCAGGCATATCCACCACTGAAATCTCGTTCAGGATGCATTTAGTAACTGTTGGGATTTTTTGCCCAGGTAAGTACAGAGCAGGATCATTTGATACTTCTAAAACCGTTGCATCAATTGAACAAGCCCGTAAGTGACCTTTGGCTACCTTCTTTGCAATCTTCATTGCAAACTCATCATCCTCATCAAACTCAGGTGTGCCTATAATTTCATTTTCTGACTTCTTGATTGACCATATGCCAATCGTTAAATGTTTCCGGTTGTGATTGTATAAGCAGATTGGATTTTTTTCAAATGCAGACGTGTCAATACCAGAGGTTAAAACTCTGAACCCGTAATTATTAACACTGTCGTCCGTTACTCTAAATTCCATCCTGCGCATGTAATTGATGCACAATGATAGGGGTGCATCTATGAGTGCTGCAAATTTGCGCGCACAGGACTACGCAAATGTGTTAGTGGTTAACTATCAGGTGTTTATGTGTGCATCTACATGCAGTACTGCTCTTGTTAAAAAGGCACTTTTGCAGTAAAATGTACGCATGGCCAAGGAGTTATCTATTGATCAAAAAAAGGACTTTGCAAAATTATTGTACACCACACAGCGGTTGACGCAAGCTGAAATAGCATCGCGTGTTGGTGTCAACCACATCACCGTGAACAGGTGGGTGGTTAAGGAAGATTGGGAAAGACTCCGCAAAAACTTGCTGGTAACCAAGCGGGAAAGGTTAGCTGCGCTATATGAACAGCTATCTGAGCTGACCAATGAAATTGCAAGTAGACAGGAAGGTAAGCGCTATGCCATCAAAGGTGAAGCAGACACCATAGCAAAGCTCACAGCTTCGATCAAAAACCTGGAAACAGAAACCTCCATTGGCCAGGCGGTGGACATAGGCATTGCCTTCCTTGATTATATGCGGCAGACTGCTCCAGACAAAGCGGTGGAGCTTTCCGACATGTATGATTCATTCCTGAAGCACCTATTAAGTAGTACATCATGATTTCAAGAACTGATGCCAGGAAGTACATTGACAGATGGGAACCTTACCGCAAAAATCTTGAAAGGGATGTTGCAGTACCCAAGGAGGACCCAAAGGTGCAAAAGGAGCGCATCCAGAAACTGAAGGAAAACTTTGTTGAATTCTGCAAATACTACTTTCCCAACTACTGTCAGGCAGAGTTTGCGAAGTTTCAGGTTGACTTTGCCAATAAGGTCATCAATGCCCGTAACATATATATAGTAAGAGCATGGGCCCGTGAACATGCCAAGTCAGTCATCGCTGGGTTATTCATTCCGGCCTATTTGAAGTTTACCGGAGGGCTTGATAACATGCTGCTGGTATCGCACAGCTTTGACCAGGCATGTGAATTACTCATGCCATTAATGATCAATCTGGAAAGTAATGCACGTTTGATCCATGACTTTGGCCGGCAAAAATCATGGAGAGGATGGGAGGTTGGCCGGTTCATTACAGCTGATGGAAAGTCCTTTAGGGCATTGGGTGCAGGGCAGTCACCACGTGGTACCAGGAATGAAGAAAAACGCCCTGACTTCATCTTAATCGATGACATTGACACTGATGAAGAAGGCCGTAACCAGGACAGAATTGATAAGAAGTGGCAGTGGATTGAAAAAGCACTTTTCCCGGCCATGTCCATTGAGGGCAAAAAACGCTTCGTTGTAGTTGGCAATATCATTTCTCCGGAAAGCATAGTGGTGAAAGCCAGCCGTATGGCTGATGACTTCCAGGTAATCAACATCCTGGACAAAAATGGTAACCCATCTTGGAAGGAACGCTACACATTAATTATGGTGAATTACATGCTCAGTAAAATAAGCTATGCAGCTGGGCAGTCAGAGTACTTCAATAATCCCATCAGAGAGGGTACTGTATTTAAGGAAATGCGCTATGGCAAGGTGCCACCGCTGAATAAATTCAAATTCCTGGTATGCTACACGGACCCGTCGTACAAGGCCAGTGCGAAGAATGACTTCAAGTCTACCTGGCTGATTGGTGAGCTGGATGGGGTATTTTACATCATCAAAGGTTTCCTGGAGCAAAATACCACTATGAAGATGGTGGAATGGCACTATGACATTCAGGATTATGTAGGTGATAAGTCATCTATCTACTTCTACATTGAAAAGAATTTGAACGAGGAAGACATCCGGGATAAATTCATTTCGAAGGCGAAGGAAATGAAGCGGGTTATTTCTGTGAATTTCGATGACCGGGCAAAGCCGGAGAAATTTACCAGGATTGAATCAACCCTTCAGCCATTGAACTACAGTGGCCAGCTCATTCTGAATGAAGCTGAAAAAACCAATCCGCATATGGTTCGCTTAGAAGGCCAATTCAAGTCAATCACCCCTGCCTTGTCAGGACACGATGATGGCCCTGACAGTATAGAAGGTGGTGTATGGATTATTAACAACAAACTCCGCGTCATGGCACCTGTTAAAATAGGTACCTATGGCAGGAGCTCAAAAAAATACTGACCATGTTTTTATCCAAGTCAGATTTACATGTATCAATCCTCCCTGAAGAGTTGGATGAAATCACCCGAGATGATGACACATTGGTGTTGACAGCACTGGAAGCTGCTGAAGCTGAAATGCGCATGTACCTATTTGACACCTTTGATGTGGATGCTATTTTTTCAGCCGTTGGGTCAGCCAGGAATAAGCTGCTGGTAAATCATGGGGCAGACATTGCCATTTACTTACTGGTAGCACGTGGTCAGGGAGGGCAGGATTTTCAAGATCGCAAAGACCGATATGACAGAGCCATCAAGTACCTGAAGGCTGCGAGTAAGACAGAATACTATGTGGATCTTCCACGCAGGGAAAATACCGTCCAAACAGTCGCAAAGTATGGTTCTAACCCCAAAAGGTCCAACTACTACTGAACCTGAATCAATGAATAGGCGAATTACCCCGATAGGAAATGATAGTTCGCACGATCACCCATTAGCTGGTATCAATAGCCGCACGGTCGGTTAAAATTCAATACATGGCATCTATATTCAATATTTTGAAAAGTGCATCCGTCAGGCTGGGATGGACCGGAATTTTCCCAAAGCCAACGCGTAAAGATGGCAAGCCAACCATAGTTGTAAATAAGGTTGATGTTCGGCCCATCGTTCGCCAAAGCCAGGACATCAATAAGTGGCGCAATGCCCTTATGATGGCTGAAGGTTATGGCCAGAATAGGTACATGCTTTATGACCTGTATGAAGACATCCTCCTGGATGGATTCCTTATGCGAGCTTGTGAAAAGCGGATCGAAAAAATTACCAACTGTGATCTGAAATTCAGACGCAAGGGTAAGCCGGATGAAGTTATCAGTAATTTGATGAAGCGCACCTATGCGGAAATACTACTCAAAGAGATAGTAGCGGCAAAATTATGGGGGCACACCTTGCTTGAGCTGGATTGGCCAGGCAGAGGTATGGATGACACCATTGGCCACACACACCTGGTAAAAAGGCACCACGTCAAACCACGCTTCGGGATCGTGGTGCAGAACCCCTACGATGATAAAGGTGTCAGCTACCGGGAAAAGCCATTCAACCGGGTAGCCATGGAAGTCGGTGATACAGAGGGTCTGGGTGTTTTGCTTCAGGCAGCGCAGTACGTAATATATAAGCGTGGCAACTTCGGTGACTGGGCAGAATTTGCAGAGGTGTTTGGCATGCCCTTCCGCTGGGCTACCTATAATAATGAGACTTCCAGGACAGTACTGGAAGAAGCACTGTCCAAAGCAGGCAGCGCCGGTTATGCAGTGGTACCAGCTGATGCCCAGCTTCAGATGCAGGCTAATGGTGGAACAGGCACTAGTAATGACATCTTCCTGGAACTCCGCAAAGCCTGCAATGAAGAGATAGCCATCACTATCCTGGGTAACACCATGACCATGGTGGAAGCAGCGCACTCCGGGTATGCCCAATCTGAAACCCACGGTGACCAGCAGGAAGAGCTGCATAAGGCAGACCGCAAGTATGTGCTACGCGTTCTGAATGAAAAGCTCAATCCATACCTGGCCAGCATTGGCTATGATGTGGCTGGAGGTGAGTGGGCTTTTGATGATGGGGATGGCATGTCATTGAACGCCCGGGTAGATGTGGACATCAAAGTGGCAAGTCAGGTACCTGTGGCTGATGACTATTGGTATGAAAAGTACCAGATACCGCGGCCAACAGCTTCCCAGCTCAGAGCGCTGGAAGATCGAAAGGCCAGAAATAAGGAAATGGCAGTGCCTGCATCAGGCAGAGGCAAACAAGCAAAGCCAGCAACACCGGTGGAGGAAGATGATGATGAAGGTGAAGGTGAAGGGGCAAGCCTTAGAATGACCCTCAGAGCTCACCACCATTTGTGCCAGTGTGGAAGGTGCAGCACTATTTCATTGGCAGCTGGTGATGAATGGGGCAGTGATATGGTGCCAGTGGACTTTCCTACCACTGAAGCATTCCTGCGCAAACTTTACCGCAAAGAGCTGGATGCATCAGGTATTGATGAAAAAATGTGGTCGTCCTACTTTACCCGCCTCCGCTCTGCCATCAGGGCCGGAGCTGGTCAGCCAGGCATTGGCATCACCTATGGACCTGATTGGAGGTTCAACCTAAAGCTGGAAGAGAATGCAGCTGCATTCTCCGCCTTCAAGAACCATGACCAGTATCGTGAACTCCAGAAGTTACTCCTGGAAGAAGATGGCACACTTACCACCTGGTCCAAATTCAAGAAGAGAGCTGCACCATTGGTAGGCCAGTACAATGAAGATTGGCTCAGAGCTGAATTTGAAGTGGCCAGGTCAGCCACACGCATGGGAGTAAAGTGGCAGGAAATTCAGCGCCGCAAGAATTTGTACCCCAACCTGGAGTACATCACCCAGCGTGACGCCCGGGTGAGAGATACCCACAGGCAACTTGACAGAATCATAAGGCCAGTGGATGACCCATTCTGGGACACACACTATCCACCTAATGGGTGGAGGTGCCGCTGTGATGTTCGCCAAACAGATGATGACCCCAATTACCAGCGTGATCAAAATGCCGTCACTCCTGACACCGGGTGGTCCCAAAACGTTGGCAAAACAGGCAACATCTTTGACCCTGATCACACCTATTATATAGAGGATCACCAGGTGCGTACCAATGCAGTGTCCAGGGCAAACTTCCTGTGGGACAAACAGACCGGCAAGGAAGTACTTGACCACTATAAGGCATTGCCCGAAAAACCGGTCATCACCATCCCTGACTTAAACAAGCAAGTAGTGGTGACCAATCAGGCAGTACGGTCAGTGCTGAATCACTACCATCCACAGGGAGCTTATCGTAACCATCTGATGTATATCCTCCCGGAGGTATTTGAAAAAATGGTGTTCATCCAGTCAGTGCCGGAGTCAAAAGGAAGAGCCAACTTTAAAAGGTGGTATTACTATCTCCTGGAGTTGGATGACCTGATGTTCAAGGTTCAGTTTGTGGAGACAGCCAGCGCAGAGGTGAAGTTGTATGCCATCACGGCACCATAAATAAAGAAAGCGAAGACACACATGGGTTCTGTAGCTCACAGTCTCGATGCATGTGCCTTCGCTTCCACAAATATAACGGTATAATATGCCACCAAGCAAGGACTTCAGGAATTTATTACGCTCCATGGCCAGGCTTCGGGCTGACCTTATTACCGTCCTGGAAGTGGAGGCAGAAAACCACTTTGCCAAAAACTTTGAGTTGGAAGCTTACGTGGATGCCACACCACAGGACTGGCCAGACAGGAAAGACCAGGATAAAAGCCGCAAGCTCCTGGTATCCTCTGGAGACCTTAAAAAGGCCGCTACATCTGCACGTCGCAGTGGTAAAGGGGTTGTATTTGTGTTTAACCAGGTGTATGCCCGGGTGCATAATGATGGTCTCCAGGCAGGCAGAGGAAGCGGGTTTAAAATGCCACGTAGAAGGTTTATTGGCCCCTCCGTGCGGTTGAATGAGCGCCTGGATGCTAAGTTTAAGAAGGTTATTACCCAACATTTGAATACCAACTTATGAAGCAGATTTTTTTGGACATAGATGCCCGCCTGCAAACGCAGGTACCAGAAATAAGATGGATTGACTTTGACCAGGGCCAGCTTGACCAGGAAACCCCACCAGTCAGCTTTCCCTGTGCTCTGGTAAGCTTCATTGACAGCCAGGTGCTGCAGATCGGTACTGGCCTGGAGGAAGAGAACCTGTCTATCCAGGTACGGCTGGGATTTAAAGTCAGGGAGCGCACCCATAGCAAGGCCAATCTGTCCCTGAGGGAAACCGCACTGGCACACCTGGATACCGTAGAAAAAGTACGTGCTTCACTCAATGGCCTTTCCGGAACCACCTATGCCCCGCTGCAAAGGGTAGGCACAGCCAGTGAAGTGCGTGGTGATTACCGGGTGTATCTTATCACCTTCAGTGCTGTTCGTACCGTTGGGTCTAATGATCCTGACCCTGGAAGCGGTGATGGTGGTGGTGGAACTGGTGGCGGTGGCGGTACTACTGATCCCACCAATACCTATGTACCTATCCTGGATGTTGACCCTTCATGGCCTGGTAATATGGGCTTTGAGTCCGATATTCGTATCGAATACCCGCCTGCCCAGGATACAAGGCCGCCGTTCAGCTAAAGTTTTTTTTACATAATGAAAATCCATTGGCATCAAAATTGTCATATTGTCAACAATCAAATTAACCCTATATGAAGTCACTATTTTCATTACTAGCAGCAGTCATTGCTTTATCTGCATGTGAAGTATCATCAGACAAGACCAATGCCACCCCAAGCGCTTCGCAAGACAGTACAAAAACATTGAATTGGGCATATTCAGCGCAAGCTGATGAAATGACAGGAGAGGTTACCTACTCGGCTGACTGTTATTCGCTCAATGAGGTTGAACCTATGATTCCTGGTAGTGGAAATCAAAAGTTAGCCCTGCGAATTCAGAAACAGCCCAATGGATCAAATGAAGTAATACTTGGTATTGAAGGTTTAGCATTTATGCTTGGAGCATTTGATCAAACCAACCTTAGAGTTAAGTTTGATGATGAGAAACCAATCTATTTTGCCTACAACGAAGCGTCTGACCCAACACTTAGTTTCATATTTATAAGGGACCCAAAGAGGTTTATTGATAAAGCCAAAAAAGCCAAGAAGCTTATGATTGAGCCACAGTTTATAAACCAAGGAAAGCATATCTTCCACTTTGATGTCTCCGGCCTAAAATGGAATCATTAATAGGAGCCCCAGTACTTACATAAGTACTGGGGCTATGCATTAGGCGGTGGTTGGGACTTGAGTAATTCCTCTTACATAATCATCCTCTTCAGGAATTAAAGCCCCTTGTAATTCAAGCAAGTCAAGGCATGCAGAGCATAAAGCACCTGAACGATCAGGGTTATCTCTGGCTATTTCAATCATACACTTTGTTGCTTCATGAATACCCAGCAAAAGCAACCAAGACTCTTGATGAGTCATCAGCAACCTTGCGCCGGTCTTAGTGATTACCGTCCTCATAGGCCTGCTTCTGTACCGTAAACTATAGGTTTAAGCAACTTTACAAGCCTTCCAGCTTTGCTATTATAGCTGCTTTTCAACGCAACATCAAGCATTAATTGCTGGATTTCTCGCAGCTTACTGTCAGGAACATCTAAAACCTTTTGTACAGGGAAAAGGTCACCTTGCTTGCCATTATGAGGCTGTCCAACGGAGTAGTGCCCGGTTTTTCTAAGCACCGGTAAAACTTCCTGTGTCACCCACTTCCTGAATGCTTGCGCCTCTGGCTTCCTTGATTTAAAGATCAAGTGATACAGGCCTGATTCATTAACTAAAATCATTTTTTGGAATCCTCTGGATGGGGTCGGCAACTCCGACTCCATCCTTTCATCTGCGTCTAAGGATGATACAGCATCCCTGTAATTCCTAATGCGGAGTGCAGAACAAACGTCTTGAGCAACTAGCCAAGACTGCCCTAGTAAATAGGTCGTTCTAACTGAATGGCCTTCCCAGCCAAAAACTTTTGGTGAAACTTCAGTGCCGAGCATAATAACACTTTTGAAGTGAAAAAAGACCAGGATGTGCTCGGCACTATCTTGCGTTGCAGCAACGCGCGATAATCGCCGGGCCTTACGGACACCGGCCATCCTGGAGGTCGTTCTAAATTAATGTGACGCTGCATTGTTAAAAGATAGTTACCGAGCGCCACAAATATATGTCAAGTCTAATACATCTGTCAAGCCTTTTACTTGACAACTCTTGCACTTTTCGGACTTTATAGTACCCCCTTTTGCACTTTTTGGAGGGTTATTGGTCTAGTTGGGGTGCATGAACTTCTTGAGTTTAGCCCTCTGGATGGTCAGTTTTAGCTGGTTTATTACCCCTTCCAGGTGCTGCGGAGGCAGGTTTGCAGCCACACTCTCAAGGGTAATGTGCATCCCTTTCCCATAGAGTCGAATCCAGTACATGGCTGTTGGGCCATCGAGTTGGGAAGCAAGGGCCAGCACAAGGGCCCTGGCATTCAGTACAGGAGTTGGTTCACTCGGTGTCATTGATACCCTTGATTTTCAGGTGGTCAAGTTTAGAAAGTGGCGTGCCGTGTGGGAAGGTATCCTTCTGCCACTTGGTTATTTCATTGAATAGTTCGCGTGTCATTGGTTGGTATTTTGAGCCTTTCGGCGGTTGATTTATTACTTTTTAGCAGCTTGCTTATCTAGTAATTCATTTATTTTAAAGTAATCTTCAGAATCAAATATTATGGTGATCACTTGATAATTATCTCTCCATAATAAATGTGCAACTTCAGGAGGCCCGCCTACCTTTATTATTGTCTTTTTCTGTGAACCGTCACAGCTGATTAGATTAGATGGCGGTAAGATTATAGCTGTTTGTGTCTTGTTCTCTATGTCACGCTTATTCATTTCATCTAAAACTTGAAAAGGACTTGCCATTGGATTGAAATTTGAGCCTTTCGGCGGTTAAATAGACATTAGGTGGTCGATCGTGCTGGTGTAATCAGCGTCAGATGGAATGTCAAAAATTTTTAGCCTTGGGTCTTCTGTGCCGTCATCGATTTTGATTGCATAGACCATTAACAATCTAGTTACTCCATCTTCTGTTTTGACGTAGCATGCCTCTTTACTAAGAAGGTCATGCCCGATGCAATCATCAGCCCTGTCATAAAGGGCTATCATGATGTCTGCTGTTATGCTCATGATGTTAAACTAATTTTTTGGCCAGTTATAGAATTTAAATTTCCTGATGGTTTGCAGCAAGCTTTGGTGGTATTGCTGAGACGTAGCATAATTGGGGATACCGTTCCTCCTTCTGTAATCTCTACTTTGTAAGTTGGATGGTGCTAGCTTATCTACCCATGCCCGCCACTCTCTTCCGGGATAAGAAGCAATCAAAGCACTATCTGGTTTGAATTTTTTGAGCGTCAATCTTGACTTTGCTCTGACTGACCAGAATGGAGTTTGAAAATCAACGAAAGGGCAGGGCACTGACTTGCCTTTGCAGTAGCAGTCATCCTTTCTCCATACTATTCCCTGTTGTCCTGGTACCCAGTTAAACATTATCCACCGCTGTTCTTTATCTGACCACTTACCGGCTTTGAAACCGTACAGGTTCCTGCCGTTCTTTGCCAGCCAGCTTTCCCCACATTGGCTTTCAATAAAGTACTGTGCAGCTGTTAATTCAGCAGGGACACCAGTAGCATACTCTTCCATTACAAATGCGCTCCAGTGCTTTCTCAGTGAGTCATACTTACTCCCATATTTCTTCTTCAGGAATTCCCAGCTTGGAGGATCCATAGGCAGTACATTTTTTACAGGCGTGTTAACAGTAGCAGCTATGTCATCTGCATCCTCTGTTGTTTGGTCATAGCTTTGCTCTGCCTGTTTGATCATTGATAGAATAGCATTGTCGCGCCTTACGATGTTGGTGGTTTCATCAGCCACGTGATTGCGCTGCCTTACTCCCAGTAGTGCTCCGGCCAGGAGCATAGAAACTAAAATGATGTAGGATTTCATGGACAATAGAATTTAAAGTCGGATGGTGTTTCCACCATCCGGACCATCGTTACGACTGTAGTTAAAGGTTTTGAAAGTGCCGGCACAGAGCGTGCCGGCTTACCAAAAAAAAGGTAAAAATGTATCTTAACGTTCTTCGGGAAAACTGGCAGCACATTTAGCGCTGCCAGTAGCTAAATCCCAAAAAAAACCGATTTCACAATACGTGAAGGAAAGCTCTGCTGAATACGGCTCCTTTGAACTTATTCCCGCCTTCCTCAAATTCAATAACTATTGCCTTGCCAAGTGCTTCATTATTGAATTGTACTTCTATGACTTCCTGCGCTACTCCGATTCTTCCAGCGTGTGGGTGTTGAGGTAAAATAAGCACTTTCTTACCTCTCCACTCTTTTGTAAGTTGCTCAAGTGATGGCTCAGGCACTTGCATACATTATGGCTTTACAATTAAGAGCCGGTCTAACCCAGTCCATCTGCTGTCCATGTGAACCCATGTCCTGGTGCTTTCAAAGTCTTCGAGTGTAGTAAGCCCAAGTTCCATGTAGAGCTTTTGGTTGGTTGCTAACTCATCATAGATTTCGCGTTCTTCTAAATCCGGTGACCTGACATCAAAAGCTCTTGCAAGTTTGTGTTGGGAAAACCTAGCTCCGGTTTTGGTATCAGGTAACCTGAAAGCTGATTCATGAAAGTAAGGTATGTCATTAGTTGCTTTGCCACCCTTCAAGAAGAACCAAGTGTTTACCCACAATTGCTTACCCATCCTTTCCCTTAACTTGGTTAGAACCGCAAACATTTTAGAATCGATATACCAACGGTCATCTAACCTTGGATTAGTCCCGATAGTTGGTGGTACCAACTCTTCCGACCAAAAGTATTTGTTCAATTTCATGCTAAAGAGGTTTTTAAAAGTGCGCAGCATAGTGCTGCGCACCACTTGACATTAACTCACTATATTGAAACACTATCTTGACTGGTAGGCTGGGTGAAGAGATCAGCTTCACGCCTCCTATTCCAGATGATGTATGGTTTGTTACCCCCAAATCGCGAACGTGGCCTGGCAATGAATTCACGGACATATATTTTCATATCACACATGTATTCAATAGCTTTAGCATGGTTGCCTAGTGGTTTACCGCTATCTTCCCAGCAAAGAATGATAAAGGACTTGTTTTTGAATCGCTCTACCAGGAATTTGAATTGATCAGCAGTCATGTTGATGTAATCACGGGAGTCAACAAAAATGCAGGAAGGGCTATTCCGCTTTGAAAGCCTATCAACCATTTCATCAAAGCTCTCTTTGTTTCCAAAGATGATCTTACCCACTACTTCCTGCATGTTGTTGCGCTTCAGTGCATCCTGCAAGGACTTACTAATACCCTGCTCATAGGAGTTATAGTACACCTTGGTGAATGATGCCATGTACTTTGCCCACTTGATAGCAAATTCAGTTTTGCCATTGCCAGACTTTCCATATATTATTGCTCTGAAGTTCTTTTCTGGCTCACCAAAAGTGTCTAGCCATTCACCTTCAAAAGGGTAACTTTTGAAAGTGGTAGATAAGAACTCATTTACTCCTATGCTTCGCATCACTGGCATTTTTATTGTTGACAAAGCGTTCATGGTCCTGGCCAAACTTGAACCCTATGAGCATGAAGCCAAAGCATACAGCTGTAAGTACAAGCTCAATCATGTTTCTGTAAATTGATATGGATGATGGCATCCATGGTGATTAAAATAGTGGCAATGAAAATGATCATAGTGTCTTGGTTAAAGGCCCAGCGGTTTTACCCGCTGGGTTGCCAATCTGAAAAAACCAAATCTTACATCCTAGTCTACTTGCTCTAGCTGCCTTAATTCTTTGTTCACGTTGATGCCCAAATACTTGCTAAAAGTCCTGTAACTGATAGGATAGATTGGTTGAATATGGTTCTCGAAAATCCACCGGTCGTTAATGCCTGAATGGACTTTATATTGTTTGTATAGCTCTTGTACATTTTTTACCAGGAGTAGGTAATTACGTCGCTTCGCTATTTGTATTTTGCTTCTTGTGACGGCCATTGATGGATTTCAGATAAATTGGGCTGAGTTTAGGCCCGGTTGCATTCAGGTAAGTTTGTATGTGTGCACCTATCAGTGGATCAACATTATTCTTAGGTTGCAGAGCCCACTGACCAAATTCATAACCTGCCATGGCCACTGAAAGTGGGATTTTGAATTTGGTAGGGAGCTTAGCTTCCCATTTTGCTATTTTTATGTAATACTCGCCAAGCACAACAGTTACCCAATGGTGGGATTTAAATTCATGCGCGCATGACCGGCACATTGTCAGCAAACCTTCAGCGACACTAGTGCCCAAACTATTGATGGAAATAGGATTCATGTGACTCAGTTTTGCCGTGCTATGTAATTCTCACGCTGCCTCATCTCTTCGTTTTTCTTGTGCATTGCACGAAGCTTTTTATTTAAAGCCTTCAGCTCTTCATCGCCCATTTCATACAGTAGCTTTCCGGCTATTCTGGGATTGAGTAGGAAGTTGTTTACCCGATCCCAGGATTTAGAGCCATCATAGATTTTCATGTCCGTTAAAACTGAAAGCACGTTACTTCTTAGCCGTCTGATAGCCACTGGTACCTGACACTGCTGGCCATCAGCGTGACTATCTTGAATTTGCTGTAAGCGGTTAGACAAATCAGCAAGTTGAGAGGCATCTAAATCCCGGAGTGATTCTGTACCATAAGGCAGGAGTATTTCGACCTTATGCTGGATCAAGTTTAGTGAGGCCATTAAGGCCATGCACTTTTGTCGAAATTTTTTGATGTCTTCCATGACTAAATTTTGTAGTTGTTTTCCCATCGCCTTTGCCGTAGCCAAGTTTCCGGGTACGCTTTTTCCATGTTGTTTTTCAGCGTAAGCCACCTTCCATACTTTCCTATGGCAGATAATGCAGCTACTCGTTCGCTTTCTGTCATCGCATTCCAGAGTTTTTCTGCCTTTGCTTTACTACCTACTTTGTAGTTATAGTCCTCCCAAAAGGAAGTAAAGCTGGTGTCTGGTGCGCATTCACTGATCGTATAGTCATTGCCGTGCTTTGTAGATGTGCGGAGGGTTTCTAGCTTGTCCATGGTGCTTGGTATCCAAGGCCAGACCTTAGGCAGCGCGTCATCAGACGCGCCACCTTGATCCACCTGTGCTGCCACCAGAAAACCCCTCTCGTTAAAATGGATAACAACACTTAGGCCTGACTTACTCTTCAGAAGGAATTTCATTTAAGCCGTTACCGTTTTAAAAGTGTATCCAGTTGACCTTTCAATTGACAGTCCTTTTGCTTTAAGCGCATTTTTTACGTTAACATCGCTTTCAGCTAAAGCTTCCACCTTCATCAGATCCAACTGAGTTTTACCACATTGTGGTAATTCAGAAAGTAGTTGCTCTACAAGTACCTCCTTTTTTTTGCCAGTAGCTCCTTGCAGCGTTGGAGGGCCATTCTTAACCTGTGCCACAACGTGAACAAGGTCAGTTTCTCCTGTAGAATCCACGTACTCTGTCAATCTGAGCTTAAGGTCTTCTTCTTCCTCCGCCACTGTTTTCATCCAGTTACGTAATTCCACTAACCGCGCAGCGTCTTCTACTGCAATTTGGTGTGGTGTTTTTTTGGCTGATGCTTTACTCATTGTATTGCTTGTTTGGTGATAAAAACTTGCCTACAATGGTTTTTTCAGATTGCTCAAGCTTTTCCTTGAATTCAAGGTTATATGCCTTGAGGTTATTGACTAATTTTCTGTGATAAATCACTGTGCTTCTATCTCTCTTGACGTGTTTTGCTACTTCTGAAACGGTCATTCCAAGTTTTAGAAGCAGGGCCACAATAATGCTAACGCACTCTGCTACTTGCCTTGACCGTCCTTTAAGCGCTGGGTCAACATCAAGCTGTTCGCACACGGCATTTATTATGGACCTTGGATCAATTTTGCTTTCCATGTCACCTTCCTCTTGAATAATCTCAATGGTTATCTTGATGCTGCGCTTCATGCCGCTGACTCGCTTTGCTTACTGATCAGCCTTGCCTGAATCACCCTTTCAAGCCTTCTGAGGTCAGTAACCACCTTAACTGTGCGGTGATCATGGTTACGATCCACAGGCGTACACTCCTGCCATATTTCTGCTATGGCATTTTCGTTGTCTATGCCATTTGCTTTACAGATGGCTGTTACATCGCGCTTGGTAGCCCCAATGAGGTGAATAAAATTTCTGCCCAGCCTGGAATCAATTTCATCAAAACCCTTTTGTCTCCAGGTCACACGCTGCTTGATGTTCTGTTCCAGGTACTCAGTGCCTGAGATGACCAATCCCAGGTGTCCTTTGGTTTCGTTATACAGAGGTATCATGAAGCGCTGTGCATCAACGGTCAGCTTATCCCACTCATCAAGAATCAGCAGTGGCTTATCTCTTCCAAGGAAGAAGTCAAATAGTGACTGAGACATCTTATCTGTAGAGTCATTCAAATTAATGTCTAACCCCACTCTGGACAGCAGATGTGTCATCAACTCCCTGCGCTTCCACTCTCTGCACTGGACGTAGAGTGTATTCTTGTTTCGCATAGCGAATTCTCGAAGCCCTTCTGACTTACCGCCACCTGCTTTGTGTGAGATCGGTATCCAGAGCGCATTTCTTTGTGCATCCGTACATACAGTGCTTATGATTTTGAAGTCAGTGGTTTCTACTACTACCCAAGCATCTGGACGCCATCCGCACTTTACTCCGATGGCATGCAATGTGTCATCGCTGATTTCATCCAAGTTACCATTAACAATGTGGCTCACGATGCCCTGGTTGATTCCTAGGAATTTCGCCACGTTGTGCTGACTGCCCAGGCGTTTCACCTCGCTCTTTACGAGGTTAATGATTGTGGTTTTTTCAATGTTGTTCATTAGGAGGATTGGTTTAGTATTGTGATCTGATGTCAATTTCAAATTCATCATCATCGGCATCAGTACTCTGACTCGGTTGTATTGGAGCAGGTACATGGTTAAGTCCCTGCATCAAATAGATGTCTTCAGCGCTATTCACTTCGTTCTTTGGTGCTACACCACCTAGCATCAGGTCCAATTCAGATACACCCTCGGTCATGCTTTCCAGGTAATCTTTCCGCTGTTGTTCTAATCGCTTAATCCTTTCTTTTGCCCGGCGTAATTGGGTGTGATCGGCGGTGGGGCCGTAGATCTGAACTGGAGCCTGATGCTGGGCAGGGCACAGATACCTATCAGTTTTCACATCGAATAGGTGAACTACATCAAGGTTATCTATGTCGTATGCCAGCTTTACACTTTCATGGTTTGCTATGACATCAAATGTGTCTATGGTGTAGAAGAAATCTGCATTGTCAATTCTTGTCTTGATCATGCCCAGGTTGCTGACTCTGACCTGTTTTGTTGCACCGAAAAGGCGCACGAACTGGTAAGCCTGGACATTATTCACATGTGGCTTGTCTGATTGCTCATGCACTTCCAATGGAGACAAATCAATGTGAGCGTATTTTTTGCTATACCTGGACAAGGTCGTTTTTCTGTAAGCTTCCACTATCCTGGTAGCTTCGCTGCAAGCTGCATCAAAATCCCATCCGGTTTTTGAAGCTTCTTTTCTGCACCTTGTCAAATACTCTTTTGTGCGGTGGGCACTAAGCCTTCTGGACTGAATACCTTCACCATAGTAGTATGCAGAATCTTGCATGAAGACAGTTTGAAGGACCCCAAACCAGCGCTCTAATCGTGCTTTACCCGTGGCTACACTGGTGTAGGTCATTTTTACCCCGCAATTGTAAAACCACCGTTCATTCTCCTGCCACTCTGGAGTGTTGTGGCCAGGGAATTGGTCCATGACCAGTTCATATGGCAGATAACCGGTATTATCTACAGCATTTCGTATAGCTGACAAATAAGCCCATCTGTTTTCTACCACATCAAAGTGGTAGCCAACTATATCACCGCTGTGTACATCTTTTACTGCTATAATCCACAGGAATTG